AGCCTGCGCCAGTCCCCCGACTCCGTAGGCATGTCCCCTCCGCTGCTCAGTGTGAGCGTTCGTTTACGCAGATTAACGCAGATTCTCGCTCGTGACCACCTTGTGACGTTTGATTAGCGTGAGTGGTTGCTTATGAGCGGTCATGAGCGCTAGCTTCTGGGCATGGCACGACGTCCACTTTCGCTCCCGTTCAGCGCCGAGGCGCTGAGGGAGACTCGCGAGCGGGCCGGCCTCACCCTCGTTGAAGTGGCAGAACGCTGCAAGAAGGCCGGACACTCGGTGCACAGCTCAACCCTCGGCAAGATCGAGAGCAGCAAGCACCTCCCCAGCCCCGCTCTCTTGCGAGCGCTCACCACCGCTCTCGATGTGACGGTCGACGACCTGCTCCACCAGACCCCGGCGGGTGTGGCATGACGCCCGAGCAGCGGCGCCTGTCGGCGTCCGCCGCCGCCTACGCCTCATGGGCCAAGACCAAGGACCGGACGGCCCGTACGTCGCCCGGCACGCGGGCGCTGATGGAGAGGTTCGAGCGCCAGGTCGACCCGAACGGCGAGATGGATCCCGCGACCCGCGCCAAGGCCGCCGAGGCGGCGAGGAAGGCCTACTTCCGCGGCCTCGCGCTCAGGTCCTCGATCGCCCGCGCCAACCGCAGTCGCAAGAACCCGGCCGCCTGACCACCTGATCGCCAAGGCGGGCCGCCCGGCTGCCACCGAGCGACCCGCGCAACCCCAGAGGAGAACGGACCTCCCATGGAAGACCACACCGTACCTGCCAGCCCGCTCGGCGGCCGGCACAGCCGCATCGGTGCCCCCGCCGAGCGGGCCGTCGCCGACCTCGTGGCGGCGGCCGGCACCGCCGACGAGTTCCCGAGCGTGTCCGGCGTCCTTCCGGCAGATGACGCGGACTGGGCCGCCGCCGAGAGCCGGTTCAACCGGTGGTTCACCAGCGCCAGCGACATCGGGCCGGACGCGTGACCGCCATGGCTGACCTCGAACCCCGCGAGTTCCCGATCGAGATGGCGCATGGCGAGGACGACCCGCGGTTCAACTTCGGCCTGTTGGTCGACGTCGCCGAGCTGCTGGAGCGGCACGGCTACCCGAAGCCGGTCGCGATGGACGTGGTGCACCTGCGTGGCGTGCTGTTCGACTTCCTGTACAAGCTGCCCCCGGCTGTCGGTGAGTCCGATGGCTGACCGTCGGCCTGTGCTGGTCGGCGTGTGCCGAGCGTTCGCGGTGTTGCTCGCCGTGGCGCTCGGCGTCGCCGCCACTTTCCTTGTCCGCTCAGCCTTTGGGCCGCTCCCCGCGGTGCTCGTCGTGTGGCCGTGGATGTCGATCGTCGCGATTGGACTCGTCGCCTACACGCTGCGTCCCCAGGAAAGGGGGAACCATGGCCGGTCAGGTTCGTTGCTGGGTATGGAAGTGCGGCGCTTGGCGGCCGGCCACGCGACTCGAACCGATCCTCGGCATGTCGCTGGTACGGGTGCTCATCGACGGGTACCGGCCGGCCGAGCTCGTTCATCGGGCCGACGTCCGCGACACGCAACCCTGGCAGGGCGGTGATCATGACCAGCCGTAAAAGCACGCCCGAGGACCTGCCGCAGGCCGGCCGCTCCCGACTCAACCACGTTGCGGCGCAACGGCTCGGCGTGAGCGTCACGGCAGGACGCACGCTCGCCGATGTCGCGTCCGGCCTCACCTATCGCCAGATCGCCCGCAGGGAGAAGGCCAACACGACGAGCGCGATCTGCGTTCGGATCGAGCGCCTGCGGATCAAGTTCAACGCGGCCAGCACGCCACAGCTGATCGCCTTTGCCTACGCCGAAAAGCTGTTGGAGGTCGACCGTGACGCGTGACTACTTGACCACCATGCTCGACGGTGCCGAGCAAGAGTTCCACGACCTCGTCCGCGCGGTCGAGACCGCCGTCGGTGTCCCCGTCGGCTCGACGCCGACACGCCACCTCGCCGGCATGGTCCGCGAGCTCGCCGCCAGTCGCTCCGCCCTCTGGGAGCTGTGCAAGAAAGCGGTCCGCGAGCACAACATCCACGGCGACCAGGTGATGCGCGAGTGGGACCGCGAGATGGTCGAGGTGACCGCCGTGATCGTGCACGTGCGCGACAAGATCGGCGCGGCGCTTGGCGTCAGCTCGCAGGAACTCGCCGGCATGGCCGCGGCCGTCGTTGTCGACCAGATGATCACCGAGTGGCGTAAGGCCATCGACCGTGCCGACGTCGAGCACCGGCGGGCCGAGGACTACCTCGCGCGGTTGCGCCGCATCGTGTGCGGCCACGGCTACACGCTGGCCGACTCGTGCCCTGGCTGCGACGCCAAGCAGGAAGGGACGGCCACCGATGCATGACGACATGGACGGGCCGTCGGCCGAGCAGCTGCACGAGATGGCCGAGGCACACCATCGACGCGCTACCGGCCTCGCGGACGGGTGGGCCACCTTCGCCGACGCCATCGCCGTGCTGCTGGACGCCATCCCGGCCGTGAGCCTGCGCGCTGTGCAGTACGTCGCCGACGACGGCCTCGACGCCTTCCTCGACGTCGAGGCCGGGCAGGCGTCGCCGGCGCGCATCCTGCGCTGGCTCGGCCGGGTGCAGTCCGACGCCGACTCGATCACTGCGGCGTACCGGCGCGCGGTCCGGACGGCCGCCGATCGCAGCGCCTACACGGTCGCCGAGGCGGCCGCCTACGAGCACCCGCGCAACGAGGTGCACGGCGGCGCGGCCGGCGTGCGGCTGCACCTGGCGGCCGATGGCCGGATGTGCCCGCTGTGCGTCGGGTACCTCGGCGAGCTCGTCGACGCCGGCCTCGCCTCGGACGCCGTCGAGGACTACCTCGACGAGCAGCGCGAGCGCGTCTGCCCCTGCAAGTCGGGCTGCGACTACAACGTCGCCGAGGACCGCTGCTCGGACCGGTGCCGGTGCGACCTCGGCCCGAAGGATCCGCCCGTGCGTCAAGCGTGCCCGCGGCCGGGGTGCGGCCGAGAGGTGCTCGTCAACAAGGACGGCAGCCTGCGCGCACACCGCCGGCCGCTGGGCCGTAACCCGCGCTACCTCGGCGAACTGTGCCGCGACCCTGAGACCGGCCGCGCCCACACCATCCCTCTGGAGAGCAAGTCATGACCTGGATCGGCTACATCGTGGCGTTCCTCGCCGGCGGCCTGACGATGGCGCTCGGCCTCGGCCTGGCGCTCGTCAACCGCCACCACCGCGACGAGCAGCAGCAGCTGCACGGCGGCGCGTCCGACGGCTACGCGGCCGAGCTGCACGCCATCGGCGCGGACATCACCATGACCGACGCCACCGGCCGGCTGCGCGTGCTCGTCGACCAGGTGCGCGAGCTCAACGGCCCGGCCGCCGGCGGTGACCGATGAGCGGCGAGCGGCTGTTCACCGTGCACGGCCGGGACTGCGTGCCGTGCGACGCCGCGCGGGCCGTCGTCGAGGCGCTCGCCGTCCATTGGGACCCCAACGACCAGTGGGCCGACGTCGAGCTCGACGGCGTCAGCGTGCAGCGCCACGCCGAGGCGACCGTCGCCGAGGTGCTGCACGACCACCTGCCGGCGACGGTGCCAAGGAGGAAGCCACGATGACCGCGAAGTTTTCCGGCGCGCTGCCCAAGGACAGCCGCAACGGCCTCGGGATGCTCAGCGCCGCGATGACCACCAACCCCGAGGCGGTGCACGTGGTCATCGCGCTGGTCGACTGCTCCAAGATCACGACCGACGTCGACACCGGCGACATCATCCCCACCGCGCGGATCCGCGCGATCGAGGGGTTCATCGCCGGCACCGCCGACGCCAAGGAGGTTCGGCGCCTGTGGCGGCGCGCATACGAGCGCCGCAACGGCCAAGTCGAGCTGCCGCTTGAACTTGAACGCGCGCTCGACGAGCTCGTGCCCGAGGACGAGCGCGACGACGCCGAGTCCCCGCCGGCCGACGGGCCGGACGTCTGAGCTGGCCGGTCCCTGCCCACCTTCCCCGGGGCAGGGACCGGCCTCTGTTTGTAGGCACCACTTCCGCCGGCGCACCGCCGGCCAGCACCACCGAGGAGGCCCGATGGTCGCCCGCCTCACCGTCCGGTTCGGACCGCACGACGGCCCGAGCTGGCCGCCGCCGCGGCCCGTCGCCGACGGCCTGCTGTACCGGCTCTGCCTCGCCGGCCGCGAGCCGGCCGAGCTGCTCACCCGCACGCAACGAGAGGACCTCGTGCACCAACTGCACTGTCTGGGATGGACGGTGGACGAGATCGCCGCCCACACCCGGATGACCGTCTACACCACCGGCCGGATCCTGGACCGCCTCGGCCTGCCGATGGTCCCGGCCGAGCCCGCCGTCGACATCCCGGCAGGTGCTTGATGCCCTGGCTCAGGATCGACGACCAAGCCCCGTTCGCGCCCAAGCCGATAGCCCTCGGCAACGCCGCGTTCGGGGCCTTGGTGCGGCTGGCCGGCTACGCCGCGGCGCACCGGACCAACGGTTACGTGCCGACCGAGGTCGTCCGGCTGATCGCCAGTACGGCCGACCTCAAGAAGCTGCTCACCGTCAAGGCCAACGGCCGTTCGCCGGTGCTGCACCGGCCCGGCGACGAGTGCGACTGCCTCGACGCGGCCGCGTGGCCCGAGGACGGCGGCTACTGGGTGCACGACTTCTTGGACCGCAACCCGAGCCGTAGCGAGAACGACGTTCACCGCGCCAAGTCCAAGGAGCTGCGCGACAAGGAGTTGCGGCAGCTGGTCAAGCGCCGCGACGGCAACGCCTGCCGCTACTGCGGCACCGTCGTGCCATGGGCGGACAAGAAGTCGCCCCGGTCGCTGACGATCGACCACGTCGACCCGGCGCTCGCCGCCGGCGCGGACAACCTCGTCATCGCCTGCAACGCCTGCAACGCCGGCAAGAAGGACTGCACGCCGGCGGCCGCCGGCCTCACCCTGCTGCCGCCGCCCGTGCTCGGCACCGTGCCCGAAGGCGGGTGGAAGCCCGGCGACGAGGCGACCGTCGAGCGCCGGTGGATGACCGGCCAGGAACTGATCAACACCATCGACCGGATCAACGGTCCGATCGGTGATCCGATCGACGATCCGATCAGGACCGAATCACCGACCGATCACCGATCGGATCATGATCACGATCGGCGGGATGAGTCTGCCTCGATCACGCTCGTGCAGGGCGAATCCATCGAGGACAGCACCGCCGGTGCGACCACCGACGGCGTGCCTCCCGGGACGGGTAGGGGTGGGTCGGGCAGTGGCTCACCACCTGGTCTCTCAGCTGGAGACGCAGGCCCCGCTGGACGCCGCCCGGCCATCGGACCAGCCACCACGCCCCGCAACGCCAGCAGCCCGAACCCCTACCTACGCAGCCGCACCACCAGCCCCGCACCACCGGCCGAAGAGGACACGGGAGACGGGGAGCAGCCACCCGGGGGGCAGCAGTGATCGGCCCGCATGAGCTCGGGGCCGCGTTCAGTGCTCGGGTGCGGCAGCTCGTCGAGGGCGAGGAGCTCACCCCGGACCAGCGCGCCGAGCTGGCCTTGCAGACGGCGAGGGCTCGTCAGTACCTGGTGGCGCTGACCTACGCCACCACGGCCGCGCTCGACCCGGTCGCCGTGGCGCTCGTCGAGGCGCTCGTCGACCTCGGCCGCCAACTCGACCCGTCACCGCCGGCCGGCCGTGCTCGGCCGCCACAGGCTGGCTCAGGGCCAGCACAGCCGCCGGTTGGCACCGGCGCATACCGAAAGGGCCGACCGTGAAGACCTACCCGCCTTGCGTCATCGACGGCCGGCCGTGCCTCGACAACGGGCTGCTGTGCCTGGCGTGCTGGGCCGACCTGCGCCGCGACCTGGTCGACATCCGCGACGAGCTCGCCCGCTGGCTGGACATCACCTACGCCCGGCTGTCCAAGCTCGGCGAGGAGTCCATCGGCATCGTCATCCGCGGATCCGGCACCGGCCTGGGCTTCAACGACCGCGCCGGCGCGGTGTCCCGGGCGCTGGCCGGCGAGCTCGGCCGGGCCGTCGACGCCGTGCTCGCCCGGACCAAGGTGAGCGGGCCGCGATCCCGCGACATCCCGACGTTGGCGGCCTGGCTCGTCGACCACCACCGCCCCGTGCGCGACGACCCGGGCGTCGCCCGCCTTCACCGCCGCGTGCGCGAGCTCGTCGGCCAGGCCGAGCGCGTCATCGACCGCCGGCCGCCGCGTGTCTACCTCGGACAGTGCGGAGCGCCGTTGACCGACGTGGCCGCGCGATGCGACGCCGACATCTACGCCCGCGATGACGAGGACTGGGTCAAGTGCGTGTGCGGGATGCTGTGGCAGGTCGAGCACCGGCGCGAGGTGCTGCTCGACGCCGTCGGCGAGCAGCTGGCCACCGCGGTCGAGGTCTGCCGGGCGCTGGCCACCTACGCCGATGTCGAGCTGAAGGTCGACCGGCTGTACAAGTGGGCCGAACGCGGCCAGATCGAGCAGCACCCGCCGCGCGAGTGCGAGACGGCCCCGCGCTACCGCATCGACGACGTGCGCGAGGTGCTCGACGCGATGACCCGGAAGGCCGGCCGGTGACCGCCCGGCCGATGTCGCCGGCGGCCGCCGCGTGGATCCGCACGCACGCATGGACGCCGGCCATGCTGAAGGTGCACAAGCACGTGCCGCAGTTCCACAGCCACTGTGCCTGCCAGCACGGCGAGACCGGCCACTGCTCGGGCGGCCAGCACCGGGCGTGCGTGCGCGGTGAGCCTCTGCCGTCGTGCGAGACCTACATCTGCGGCACCGACGGACAGGTGCTGCACCTGCCCGAGCCGTTCGAGCACCCGTCGCCGTCGGCGACCGGCGCCCGGCGCGAGCGGGCCGCGATGGTGTGGTTGGCCGACCGGGTGTGCAAGTGGCGGTGTCCGTGCTCGTGCCATCGGTCGCAGATCCCGGGTCGGCCTGACGCCGATGTCGGCGAGACCCTCGACCTGTTCGCCGAGTAGGGAAAACGCCGCTTGACCTGCGGTAGTTGAAGATCGAACCACGCTGTGTCAGGATCGTATGCAGTGGGCAGAGAACTGCCCGCCGCGCGTCAGCTGAAGCCCCGATCACCCTTGGGTGGCCGGGGCTTCTGCATGAGCGGAGTAGCGCAGCCGGTAGCGCGCTGGGAACTCACATCGCCCAGAGGTCGCCGGTTCAAGTCCGGCCTCCGCCACCTCCTTGTTCGGGCGTTCGCCCGCTGCGCGCCGGGCGCCTGCCGCGCCGGCGCATCCACCCTTCCCCGCTGCGATCCACTGTGGAGTGAGCCCATGTCTGTCCACATTGAGCTGCTGCCGCTGATGCCCGGCGGCGGCCGCCACGTCGAGCACGACGAGCGCAGCCGCGAGCACGCGGTCGAACACGAGCAGCTGCGCTCGGCCCGGTCCGTCGAGTGGCGTCGCTGGTCGCCGATCCTCGACCAAGGGCAGCTCGGCTCGTGCACGGGCAACGCCATCACCGGCGCGCTCGGGTGCGAGCCGTTCTGCTACGACGCCGTCTCGGCCGCCAGGTTCAACGAGGCCATGGCCGTCGACATCTACTCGGCGGCGACCCGGATCGACGGCATCGACGGCGAGTACCCGCCGACCGACACCGGCAGCTCGGGCCTGGCCGTCGCCAAGGTCGCCAAGCGCGAGGGCCTGATCTCCCGCTACGGCCACGCCTTCACGGTGTCGGGCCTGCTGCACGCGCTGCTGCATCAGCCGGTGATCGTGGGCGTGCCGTGGTACGAGTCGATGTTCCACCCGGACGAGCACGGCGTCGTCACCGTCGCCGGCGACGTCGCCGGCGGCCACGAGTTCCTGATCCGCGGCGTCGAGCTCGGCGAGGCCGACGACGACACGTACCTGCTCGCTGACAACTCGTGGGGCAGCGGCTGGGGTGTCGAGGGCTCGTTCCGGCTGAGCATGGCCACGTGGCGTCAGCTGCGCGAGGAGAGCGCCGACGTCACCGTGCCCAAGGTGTAGCCGCGGTGGCCCGGAGTCCGGGCCGCACGGGCAGGGCCTGGCGCCGGCTGTGCGCTCAGGTCTGGGCCGAAGAGTCGCACTGCTGGGTGTGCGGGCGATGGGTCAACCAGGACCTGTCGCCCCGCCACCGGCTGTCGCGCACGGTCGACCACGTCGTGCCGCTGTCGGCCGGTGGGCCGCCGCTCGACCGGCAGAACCTGCGGCTCGCTCACCGGTCGTGCAACACCGGTCGGTCCAACCGGCTGCGTGCCAGGCCGACCGACCGAGGGCTGATCGTGGTCGACAGTCACACGCTGTAGACCCCACTTGACCTGCGCAAACGCGGCGCAAGCCTCTGACCTGCGGCAACGCCGGTCAGACCACAATGGACGAAGGCTTGATCGACATGGCCTCTGACCTGCGGAAATGCAAGATCACCGACACCCCCTCTGACCTGCGGAAATGCGCGGTTTCTTTTAGAAATCGACCGGCCGGGCGACCCCGTGCCACCTCAAAGTTTTATCCCCCCGCGAGCAAAATTCGGAGGGTGGAATGGCCGACTCGGCGGCAGTGAGGCAGCGGCGATATCGCCTGCATAAGGCCGGTGACCACTCCCTTTGCGTCCTTGGCCGGTGCCCCGACGTGACGCCGATCGTCACGCGTAACATGGCCTCTGACCAGGGCGAACCCGACTGCGCCGGCCTCGGCGAACCGGGCCGGAACCTGTGGTCCAAGGTCACCGGCGAGATGGAGCTCGGCAGCCTGCAAATGGTGCTGCTATTGGAGGCGTGCCGGACGGTCGACCGCCTCGAACAACTGGACCGGCAATTGCGCGGAGAGGGCCGGTGGCTCCATTTGGAGGGCGACGAGGACCAGCCGAACCACTTCACGCTGGTGGTCGACCGGGCGCTCGCCGAGGTCCGCCAGCAGGCCACCGCGCTCCGCGGCCTGGTCGGCGAGATCCGCCAGGCCGGCAAGAGCGCGAAGGCACCGGCCGGCAAGAAGGGGGCGGGCCTTGCCGACATCACCGCCCGGATCGCTGCACGGCGCGCGGCATCCACGAGTTGAGGTAGCGCCGGCGGGCATCGTCGACGACCTCGGGGCCGAGGCAATCGAGCTCGCCGCCCTGGCCGGCCTGGTGCTGGACTTCTGGCAGCAGCAGGGCCTGGTCCTCATGCTGTCCATCAAGGGCAACGGGCTGTGGGCGTGCTTCGAGTACGCCGAGCTGGTCGCCCGCCAGAACGGCAAGGGCGGGATCCTGGAGGCCCGCGCGCTGGCCGGCCTGTTCCTGCTCGGCGAGCGGCTGATCATGTGGTCGGCGCACGAGTACAAGACCGCGATGGAGGCGTTCCGGCGGCTCAAGGTGCTGCTCGGCCGGCTCGGCACGCCGATCAACGACACGCTCATCGACTACGACGGCGTGCTGTTGAAGATCACCAACACCAACGGCGAGGAAGCGATCGAGCGGCTGGACACCGGCGCGCGGATCAAGTTCATCGCCCGGTCCAAGGGATCCGGCCGGGGCTTCACCGGCGACTGCAACATCATCGACGAGGCGTACGCGTACACCCCGGACCAGCACGCCGCGCTGCTGCCCACGATGAACGCGGTCCGCAACCCGCAGATCATCTACATGTCCAGTCCGCCCCTGGACGAGTTCAGCGGCGAGGTGCTGTTCGACCTGCGCGAGCGGGCCGAGGCCGGCGGCGACCCGTCGCTCGGCTACCGCGACTGGGGTGTCGCCGGCGACCTCGACCACCTCGACGACATCGACCTCGACGACCACGAGCTGTGGGCGCAGGCTAACCCCGCGCTCGGCATCCGCATCACGATCGAGGCCCTGGCCCGGCTGCGCCGCTCGATGCGCAGCCGCGGCGGCCGGGACTTCGCCCGAGAGATCCTCGGTGTCTGGCCGCGCCGGCAGCAGGGCGGCGGCATCATCGACGTGGCGAAGTGGGCCGCGCTCGTCGACGAGGACTCGCGCCGGGTCGGCGGCGTCGTGCTCGCCGTCGACATCGCGCCGACCGGCGACTACGCGGCAATCGCGCTGTACGGGCTGCGCGCCGACGGCCTCGGCCACCTACAGCTGGTCGACTACCGGCCCGGCACGCACTGGATCGTCGGCCGCATGGTCGAGCTCGGCGAGGTGCTCGGCGAGGACCTGATCGTGTTCGTCGCCGGCCGGGCCACCGGCGGCCGGCTCAAGGCCGACCTCGCCAAGGCCGGCATCGACACGGCCGGCGGCGAGCAGCCCAACCGCGGCGAGCTGGTCATCGTGTCCGGCACCGAGATGGGCGCCGGCTGCGGCCAGATCATCGACCTGGTCAACCAGAACGGCCTACGCCACCTCGGGCAGGGCGAGCTCGACGCCTCGGTCGCCGGCGCCCGGATCCGCGAGAACGAGCAGAGCATCGCCTGGTCCCGCAAGACATCCGAGGCGGACACGTCGCCGGTGGTCGCCGGCACTCTCGCGCAGTGGGCACACCGCACGTACGCGCACCTGGTCGCTGACGACGACTACGACCTGCTCGATTCGATCGGCTGAGAGGGGCGCGCAGTGGAACGCGACGCCATCACCACATGGCTCGACCTGGCCGGCCTCGCGCTGCTCGCCGTCGGGGCCGGCGCGGCGCTGCTGCCGGTCATCGGCTGGGCCGCGCTCGCCGTCGTGGGCCTGGTCCTGCTCGCCGGCGCGCGAGTCATCGACTGGGTCGCCGTGCCGGACGCCGCGCCGGCCTGGTGGCGACGGATGCGGGGAGGTGACCGCAAGTGAGCCTGTTCCGCACACAGCGGGTGTCCATCATGGACGGCCCGGTGATTCCGCCGAGGGCGTTGCAGCCGCGCGCCGGCGGCATCACCGTCACCAACGACACCGCGCTGCGGCACAGCGCTGTGTGGGCGTGCCTGCGGCTGCGCGCCGACCTGATCAGCACGCTGCCCCGCGACATCTACCGGCGCGTCAACGGGATGCAGGTCGAGGTGCCCCCGCCACCCGTCCTACAGCAGCCAGGCACCGACAAGCAGGGCATGATGGAGTGGCTCTACTCCACGCAGGTCGACCTCGACCGCTCGGGCAACGCGTTCGGGCTGATTACCGCCGTCGACGGCCTCGGCTACCCCGCCAAGGTCGAGCTCGTCGACCTGGCGACCGTCAGCGTCCGGATCAAGTCCAATCGGATCGTCAACTACCGCATCGGCGGCGTCGACTACGACCCGATGCAGGTCTGGCACGAGAAGCAGTACACCGTCTCGGGAATCCCGGTCGGACTGTCGCCGGTGTCGTATGCGGCGTGGTCCATCGGCCAGTACCTGTCGGCGCAGCAGTTCGCCCTGGAGTGGTTCACCGATGGCGCGATCCCCACCGGCGAGCTGACCAACACCGCCAAGAAGGTGGGCAAGGACGACGCCGACGAGATCAAGGCGCGGTTCAAGGCGACCATCGCCAACCGCGACCTGTTCGTGCACGGCAACGACTGGACGTACAAGCCGATCCAAGCCCAGTCCAGTGACGCGAATTTCCTTGAGACGCAACGGTTTGGTGTGCAGGACATCGCGCGGTTCTTCGGTGTTCCCAGCGACCTGATCGACGGCAGCTCCGGTGGCAAGGGCAGCTCGATCACCTACGCGTCCATCTCGCAGCGCAACCTGCAACTACTGATCATGAACATCGGGCCCGCCATCGCGCGCCGCGAGGAAGCGATCAGCAACGGCCTGTTGCCGGCACCGCGCTACTTCAAGCTCAACGCCGACGCGCTGCTGCGGATGGACCCGCAGGCCCGCGCCGGGATGCTCGCGCAGCAGATCAACTCGCGGCAGCTCGCGCCGAGCGAGGCTCGCGAGCTGGAGAACCGCCCGCCGTTCACCGAGGAGCAGCTGGCCGAATTCGACCGGCTGTTCGGCAAGCCGACCAAGCCACCCACCACCGCAGTGACGGGAGCGCAACCATGATCGAGGAACTGCACCGGTCCGCGGCGACCGCGCGGGCCGCGGGCGTCGCGGCTCGGGCGGATCGTCCATCGCGCCGCCGCTGCGCCGAGGAGGCCGGCTCGCCGGCGCGCGTCAGCACCCGCGTTCAGCGGTTGGAGGTGCGCGCCAACGGCACCGGCAACGGGCTGACGTTCGAGGGCTACGCCAGCGTTTACGAGCAGCCCTACGAGATGTGGGACATGTTCGGGCCCTACACCGAGGTCGTGTCTGCCGGCGCGTCCGCGCAGTCGCTGGCGCGCAGCGACCTCGACGTGCCGCTCGTGTTGCAGCACCAGGACCTGCGGCGCATCGCCCGCACGACCAACGGCTCGTTGCAGCTGGCCGAGACCGACGAGGGCCTGCACGTCCTGGCGCCCGAGCTCGACCCCGACGACCAGGACGTCGCCTACATCGTCCCGAAGCTGCGAAGCGGCCTGGTGGACGAGATGTCGTTCAAGTTCATGATCACGGCCGGCGTCTGGTCGCCGGACTACACCGAGTACCGGATCAACACGGTGGACATCCACCGCGGCGACGTCGCCATCGTCGGATACGGCGCGAACCCGTACACCGCCGGCGCCGGCCTGCGCGCCGCGGCCGACCCGCTCGCGCTCGTCCGGGACCTCGACGAGGACCAGGCCCGCGCGGCGCTGTCCGCGTTGCAGCAGCGCCTCGGCGTCCGCGCCGGCCGCTCGCTGATCACCGACGCCGACGTCGCGCTGCGGACGCTGCCGTGAGGTGCGTCCCCATCCCCGCCGAGGCGGTCCCGCCCGGCGCGCGGCGCATGGTCGTTGCCGCGCCGGACGGCGACCTGACCAACGACCGGATCGCCCCGGTCGAGGCCATCGTCGAGGACTCCGCCGACTGGGGAACCCGGCTGTTCACCGTGCTGTGCGAGGCAGAGCCCGGTGACCTGGAAGCGCTCGCCGCCGGCGGGCGCGTCGCCGTCACGTTCTGGGGCGGCATGGTGCCGTTCGCCGTTCACGTCGTCCGGCCCGCCTGATTCGTCGGCGTCCACATCGGACGCCGCTCACCCTGTGCAACTTCGCGCAGAACCACCCGCACCGCGCCGCCGGCCTGGTCTGGGCTGACTGCCTGCTGTCCGCAGGGCCATCCGATCACCAACGATCACCCGCGATGCGGGGAGTAAGGAGCGGGTCACCATGACCCTCGACGAGCTCATCGCACAGCTACGGGGCCAGATGGCTACCAAGCTGGCAGAGCGCAACACCATCGCCACCGAGCTCAACGACCTGCGCGCCGCCGACACCGTCGACGAGGGCCAGGTCGCCGTCAAGCGCACGGCCAAGACCGCGCTCGACGCCGAGCTCGACGCCATGCAGGCCCGCATGACGGACCTGGAGACCGAGCAGCGCGCCGACGAGGCCGCCGCCCGCCTGGCCCGGGAGACCGCGCCGAGCGCCGTCCTGCCGGCCTACGACAAGGTCGCGCGGGTCGGCCGCGAGGAGCGCACCTACCGGCCGGACACCGACCGGCACGGCAAGCAGTTCCTGTGGGACGTCACCCGCTCGTTCATGAACCGGGACCGCGACGCCGACGAGCGCCTCGCCCGGCACATGGCCGAGGAGCGCGTCGAGCGGGCCGAGTACATGCAGCGCGCGGTCGGCACCGGCGCGTTCTCGGGTCTGACCGTGCCGCAGTACCTGACCGACCTGTACGCGCCGGCGGTCGCCGCTCTGCGGCCGTTCGCTGACGAGTGCTGCACGCCGCACGAGCTGCCGGCCGAGGGCATGACGGTCAACATCTCGCGCATCACCACGTCGTCCAACGTGGACCTTCAGGTGTCGGAGAACAGCAACGTCGCCGAGCAGGACATGGACGACACTCTGCTGACCATTCCGGTGCAGACCGCGGCCGGTCAGCAGACCATCTCGCGGCAGGCCATCGACCGCGGCACGGGCATCGAGGACGTCACCCTCCAGGACCTGTTCAAGCGGTACGCCACCAAGGTCGACTCGACGCTGATCAACCAGGCGACGACCGGCCTGTCGGCGGTCGCCGCGGTGACCGCCTACACCGACACCACGCCGACCGGGCCCGAGCTGTACCCGAAGATCCTCGGGGCCTCGGCCGGCGTCGAGGCCGCCCTGCTGGCGCAGGCCATGCCCACGCACGTGGCCATGCACTCGCGCCGGTGGAACTGGCTTCAGTCCCAGATGTCGTCGACCTGGCCGATGATCGCTCAGCCGAGCATCCCCTCCTACAACATCGGCACGAGCAACGGCAACGGCTACGGCAAGGGCGTGCGCGGCATCCTGCCCAACGGGTTCCTTGTGGTCGTCGACAACAACATCGGTACCGCCTACGGCGCCGGCACGAACGAGGACGAGATTTACGTCGTGCCCAAGGACGAGTGCCACCTGTGGGAGGACCCCAACGCGCCGCTCTACATCCGGGCGGAGCAGACCAAGGTGGCCAGCCTCGGCGTGCTGCTGGTCGTGTATGGCTACTTCGCGTACACGTTCTCCCGCTACGCCAACGGCATGGGCAAGATCGGCGGCACCGGCCTGGTCGCGCCGACGTTCTGATCGTCCACATCGCACAGTGAGGGCCCGGCGCACACCCGCGCCGGGCCCTCACCGTTGCGCCGCAACGAAAGGGGCATCACGTCATGAGCACCGAGAACCACGGCGACGACGTCGCCACCACCGACCCGGTGATCGCCGCGCTGCTGCGCGAGCGGCAGGGCTACGTCGTGCGCAAGCTGCCCGAGCGCGTCGAGGCCGTCGACGAGCAGCTGCGGCTGCGCGGCCATGTCGTCGACGAGGGCCAGGCCGACGGCGGCGAGGGCGACCAGGGCACCGGCGGCGAGGGCGCCGACAGCACGCCGCCGGCGGCCGCCAAGTCCGCGACCGCCCGCAAGCAGACGAGGTAACGCGGTGACCGCCCCGGACTACGCCGACCTCGCGACGCTCAAGGGCGCGCTGAACATCCGTGACACCGTGGTGGACCCGCTGCTGTCCATCGCGCTCACGAGCGCGTCTCGCGCGATCGATCGGACCTTGGGGCGGCAGCCGGGCGGTTTCTCGCTGGACACCACGGCCAGCGCCCGGACCTACCGGGTCGTCGGCCGCCAGGTGGTCCGCGACGACGGCGTCGAGCTGCTCGTCGACGAGTTCGGCGACCTGACCGGATTCGTCGCCGAGGTCGGCGGCCCCGACTCGTGGCAGGCCGTCGCCGACGTCGAGTACCTGCCCGAGAACGCGCTGGCCCGTGGCCGGCCGATCTCCCGGTTGCTGCGGCTGTGGTGGGCCCCGGGCCCGCTCAGCCGCGTACGCATCACCGCCCGGTGGGGTTGGCCGGCCATACCCGACGAGATCCAGCAGGCGGCGCTGATCCAAGCCGCCCGCCTGTACCGCCGCAAGGACAGCCCCGAGGGCGTGCTCGGCAGCGCCGAGTGGGGCGCGGTCCGGCTGTCGCGAGTCGACCCCGACGTCGAGGCCCTCATCGAGGACCTACGGCTGCCCGGGTTCGGGTGAGCGGAAGGGAGAACCGATGGACGTCGACCAGGTGTTCGCCGGCCTGGCCACCGCCGCCGAGACGATCGCCGACCTGAACGCCGAGGCGTACTGCCCCGACGCCATCTCGCCGCCGGCGATCTTCCCGGCCGAGGTAGAGATCACCTACGACAAGACGTTCAAGCGAGGGTTCGACGCGTTCCAGGTGACGCTGCGGCTGCTCGTGTCGCACGCCGACGACCGGGCCGGCCAGAAACAGCTCAAGGACTACCTCGCCGGCTCGGGTGCTCTGTCGGTGAAACAGGCCCTGGAAGCCGACCAGAGCCTCGGCGGCGCGTGCGACGGGCTGCGGGTGCAGGCGGCCCGCGGCTACGGCCTGTACGAGCACAACGGGCAGCAGTTCTACGGCGCCGAGCTGACGGTGTACGTCATCGGGAAAGGAAGCTGATCCATGGGTGCGTTGATCCTCGACGACGTCAGGCTGTTCTGCGGCGGCGCGGACCTGACGGGGCAGTCGAACAAGGCCGAGCTCGCCAGCGAGGTCGAGGACAAGGACGTGACGACCTTCGGCAGCGGCGGCTGGAAGGAAGTCCTCGGCGGCCTCGCCTCGACCAAGATCACGGCCGAGGGCCTGTGGTCGGCCGGCGACCCGTCCCAGGTGGACGACAATCAGTTCGCCGCGCTCGGCGGCCTGAACGTCTGGACGGTGTGCCCCGACGACGCCGCCGTCGGCTCACTGACCTACTTCACTTCGGGCCTGAACGGCAGCTACCAGCTCGGCGGCTCGGTCGGCGACGCCGCACCCTGGCAGGCCCAGGGCATGAGCAGCTGGCCACTCGTGCGCGGCGAGATCGCACACCCGCCCGGCACACCGCGCACGACCGACGGCACCGGCACCGGCGTGCAGCTCGGCGCGGTCGCCGCCGGCCAGAGCCTCTATGTGGCGGTGCACGTGCTGTCGGTCGCTGGCACGAGCTCGCCCACCATCACGGTCGCCGTCGAGTCCGACGCCGACAACTCGTTCGCCAGCCCGGTCACCGTCGCCAGCGCCACCGCGGCGACCGCCCCGGGCGGCCAGATCCTGCGTGTGCCCGGACCGAACACCGACCCCTGGTTCCGTCCCAAGTGGACGATCACCGGCACAACGCCAAGTTTCCTGTTCGTCGTCGCTCTGGGAGTGAGGTAGCCATGCCCGCGATGGTTCTGTTGGCGTCGTACCTGTCGATCAACGGCAACAACCTGTCCGACCACACCAAGAAGATCGAGCTCACGGTCGACGTCGAGGACAAGGACGTGACCACGTTCGCCAGCCTCGGTTGGAAGGAAGTCCTCGGCGGCCTGAAGTCCGGCAAGCTCGGCTCGACGTTCGAGCAGGACGTCGCCGCCGGCGCGCTCGATTCGCTCATGTGGCCGCTGCTGGGCACGGTGGTGCCGTTCGAGGTGCGGCTGTCCAACGCCGTCGTCGGTACGAGCAACCCCAAGTACACAGGCAACGTGCTGATCAACGGGTGGACGCCGATCTCCGGTTCGGTCGGCGACGACGCCGAGGTCGACGTCACGTTCCCGACCTCGGGCGCGGTGACCCGGGCGACGGCATGAGATGCCGTTCAACCTGATCATCAAGCCCGAACGGCTCACCGACCTGGCCAAAGCGCTCAAGGCCGAGGAGGACGGCAAGGAGCTGCGGCGCGAGCTGCTGCGCAACTTCCGGACCGCGCTCGCGCCGGCGCGCGACGCCGCGCGGGCCGCGATCAAGTCCATGCCGGTCAAGGGTCGGCACGGCGTCGGCGGCCAGCAGCTGCGCGCCGGCATCGCGCGCCGGATCGTGGTGCAAACCCGGCTGTCGGGGAAGTTCCCCGGCGTCAGCCTGAAGGCCAAGAAGACGCCGAACATTCGCGACTTCTCCAACGCGCCCAAGCGAATGCAGCGCCGCAAGGGCTTCCGGCATCCGGTGTTCGGCGACACCGAGTGGTGGGTCACGCAGATGGGCAAGCCCGGATGGTTCGACAACGCCGTCGACCAACGGCGCGGCGAGTACCGGCGCGCAGTCGCGCAGGTGCTCGACGAGATGGCGGAACGTATCAAGCGACGGACGAGAATGTGAGGTGTCGACGGTGTTCGTGAAGTACACCCCCAAGGGGGACAAGGCACAGCGGTTCGAGTGGGACCCCGACCAGGTGCGCGCCGGTGAGGCCGAGGCGATCGAGAAGCGGTTCGGCGACACGTGGGACAACTTCCGCGTGTCGGTGATGCAGGGCTCGGTGCGCGCGAGGCGGATCCTGCTGTGGCACCTGCTGAAGCGGCAGCACCCGGCGCTGTCGCTCGACGATGTCGACTTCGCCACCGGCGAGCTCATCGTCGAGTACAGCAAGACCGAGCTCGCCGCGGTGCTGGCCGAGGTCGAGAAGAACGTCGACGCCATCCCCGAGGGGCAGCGGCAGATGGTCCTCGACCGGCTACACGCCGAGCTGGCCGCCGCGCCCGAAAGCGAGGCTGGCACGGGAAAAGCGCGCTCGAACAAGAGCGCATGAGACATGCGCTGGCGATCTCGGAGATCCTCCACATTCGACCGTGGGAGCAGCGCGAGCTGCTGACGGTGCCCGAGCTGCAAGCGGCGTGTGAGTACGTCGACCGGGTGATCAAGTCCAAGAAGTGAATAGCGGGGAGGTGTGCCATGTCGGATACCTCCCTGCTGTTCCAGCTGCTCGGGCTGGACGGGTTGTCGCCGGTCCTGGCCAAGCTGCGCGCCGAGGCCATCGCGACGGCAGGCGTGTTCAAGAGCGTGTCCGACACCACCGGCAGCGCTGCGCACGCCGCCGGCGACTACATCCTCGGCCAGTTCAAGTCATCGGCTGAGGGCATCCTGACGCTGAGCAAGTACATGGCGATGTTCGGCGCGGCCGCCGCCGGCGCGTCGCTGGTCGCCGGTGGCGCGCTCGCCGCGGTTCCGCTGGCATTCGGCGCAATCGGCATTGCCGCGGTGAAGAACAACGCCGCCGTGCAGTCGTCGTTCACGCAGTTGTCGCAGCACGTGCAGACCAGCCTGGCGCAGGCGGCCGCGCCGCTCGTGCCGGTGCTCACCGGCGTGGCCAAGCTCGCCGGCCAGGTGTTCGACAACATCCGGCCGGCGCTCGCGGGGATCTTCGCTCAGGTCGGGCCGATGATCACCGACCTGGCGCACGGCCTCGGCGGCGCGATCCAAGGGCTGATGCCCGGCATTCAGGCCGTGGTGTCGGTCGCGGGCCCGGTGATCGGCGCGATCGGCGACGGCATCGCCTCGCTGGGCGGCGGCCTCGGGCAGCTGCTCACCGGCGTGGCCGGCGGCGCGTCCGGTGCCGAGAACGCCCTCGACGCGCTGCTACAGGGCGTCTCGGCGATCCTCGGCCCGCTCGGGCAGCTGCTCGGCGCGCTGGCCACCGAGGGCGGCCCGATCATCGCCAACCTCATGCCGATCGTGCAGCAGCTCGTCGGCGTGCTCGTCAGCACGCTGATCCCGGTGATCGGGCAGATCGGCCCCGTGATCGACGACGTGATCGTCGCGTTCCAGCCGTTCATCAACGCATTCGGGCAGCTGATCGCGGCGGCCGGGCCGGTCGTGTCGCAGCTCGCGAACGACCTCGGCAACGTGCTGATCAGCCTTGCGCCGATGTTCGCTCAGGTGGTCACCGCGATCACGCCGCTGGTCCCCGCGCTGGTGTCGCTGCTCGGGCCGATCACACCGTTGGTGCCGGCGTTCGCCGCGATCATCGCTCAGCTGGCAACCGGTCTGTCGCCGGTGCTGCTGCAACTGCTGCCGATCGTGACGCAGATCGTCGGCGTGTTCCAAGGGATTCTGGCCAACGCGCTCATGCAGGTGCTGCACGCCGTCGTGCCACTGCTGCCGGTCGTCGGCACGCTCGCGGCCACGCTCGGCGACGTCCTGCTCGGCGTGCTTCAGGCCCTCGCGCCGGCGTTCGCCGCGATCATCGGGGCGCTGCTGCCGATCCTGCCGCCGATCGTGCAGCTGATCGGCGCACTGCTGCCACCGTTGGTGAGCATCCTTCAGGCACTGACGCCGGTGCTGCTCATCGCGGCGCAGGCGATCGCCGCTCTGTTGCCGGTGCTGGTCCCGGTGATCAACCTGATCGGGCAGCTGCTCATCCCGATCATCAACGCGCTGTTGCCAGTGGTCCAGACCGTTTTCACCTTTATTGGCAACACAATCACCAACGTGATGCACGCGATCCAAGGCATCATCGACGTGGTCATGGGGTTGATCACCGGCAACTGGCAGCGGGCGTGGCAGGGCATCAAGGAAGTGCTCGGCGCAGCGTGGGCCCAGATCGGCAACGCCGTGTCGACCGCTATCAACGTGGTGGTGCAGTTCGTCGGCGGCATCGGCGGCCGGATCCTCGCCGCGCTCGGCGACCTCGGGCACCTGTTGTGGAACGCCGGCAAGGCAATCCTCGACGGCCTGCTCGCCGGCCTGAAAGCCGCGTGGGACGGGATCACGTCCTTTGTCGGCGGCATCGGTAGCTGGATCGCCGACCACAAGGGGCCGATCAGCTACGACCGAACGCTGCTGGTGCCTCACGGCCAGGCGATCATGGGCGGCCTGCTCGCCGGGATGCAGTCCAAGCAGGGCACCGTCGAGACCTACCTCGCCGGCCTCACGGACCGGATCGCCGCGTTCGGCCCGTCGACGACGGCCACGCTCGGCCTCGCCGGCGCCACCGCGGCCGCCGGCGTCCCGGCCGGCCTCGGCGCGAACGCCGGCGGCACGACGGTGCACATCGAGAACTTCACGGCGACGAGCGGCCAGGCACCGCACGACATCGCCGAGGAGCTCGACTGGCTCGCGCGTGGAAGGGGATAGGCGGTGACCGCTGGCGACCTGATCACGGCCGACAGGCAGATCGAGTGGCGCTCGACGCTGCTCGGCGTTGGTACCCCGTACGGGTTCCAGAAGCTGGAAGGCTGGCTGTCCGACCTGCCTTCCATGCGCGGCGAGGACTTCGACCGCCCGGGACGGCACGGCCAGTTCCCGGGCGCGTCGGAGATGTCCAAGCGCACGATCACGTACTCGTTCCTCATCGCCACCACCCTCGACCAGCTCGACGCCGCGGTCGCCGAGCTGCGCGCGGCGACCGCGCCGGCCGAGGTGCCGGTCGAGGAACCGCTCGTGATCCGGATCGGCGGCGTGTCGTGGATGGCGCAGGCCCGCGTGAAGCGGCGCACCGTGACGGTCGGCGTCGACGACCAGGTCGGCTACGCCACCGGCGCGATCCAGTGGGACGCCACCGACCCGCGGTGCTACAGCCCGGCCGAGAACAGCCTGTCGACGGCGCTGGCGTCGCCGTCGGCCGGCGGCCTGGCGTTCAACCTGGTGTTCCCGCTGGACTTCGGGTCGGGCCCGGTGGGTGGGTTCCTGACCGCCACGAACAACGGCACCGTCGCGACGTGGCCGACGTTCGAGATCCGCGGCCCGGTCGCCGCGCCGGTCATCACCAACCACGCCACCGGTGAACGCCTGACGTTCTCCTCGGCGCTGACCGTCGCTACGGGCCAGGTGCTCACCCTCGACACCGACCAGCGGCAGGTGACCCTCAACGGCGTCTCCGCCGCCGACAAGCTGATGACCCGCTCGTGGTTCCCGCTGCTGCCCGGCCAGGCCACGCGGGTCGACTTCACGGCCGGGTCCTACGACCCGGCCGCATCCCTGACTGTCCGCTGGCGCGACGCCACCGCCTGATCCCGTACGGAGGCTCACCATGGCCGAACGCAATCCCTTGTGGGTGTCCGACACCGGCGGCGTCCTGTCGACCGACGACACCCGCATCGGCACCGCCTCGCTGTGGGTGCCCGGCAGCAGCAACGTCAACACCCGCGCCGGGTTCCGGCCCGCCGCGGCGACGGTGACGGCCTCGCCCGGCTACGTCGCGCAGCAGACGGTGGCCGACAAGACGGTCAAGGTCAACGCGTTTCAGGCGGTGATCCCGGCCAGCCGCGCCACCGGCTCGTTCGTGTGCACCCTCGATGCGGTGAAGAACATCGACTTGTTGACCTTGCACCCGGCGCACCCTACGTTGCAGCGCAACGACTTGATCGTCGCGCAGGTGTCCGACAAGCCGCTCGACGGCGCCAACGGGTTCAACGTGTTCCAGGTCGTCGGCAGCCCGAGCGCGACGCCGAGCGACCCGGCCGTCAACACCACCAACGGTGCGCCGACCAACTCGCCCGACTACCTCGTGCTCGCCCGCGTGCGCGTCACCGCGAACGCGCCGACGATCACCACGTCGATGATCGACACGTTCCCGAACGGCCGGCAGTGGGTGACCGCGATCGGCGGCGTGCTGCCGGTGGCCACCGCGACCGAGCGCGCCGGCCTGTCGCCGTACGACGGCCTGACGATCTGGCGGCAGGATCGGCAGTGGACCGAGGTCTACTCGATCACCGCCGGCGGCTGGCTCGTGCAGGGGCAGCCGCTGTGCTCGACGACGGCTGACCTCGCCGCGATCACCACGCCGTACACCAACCAACTCGCGTTCGTCGCCGCCGACCACAGCATCTACCGCTACACCGGCTCGGCGTGGGTGCTGTACCGGTCCGGCGACTGGGTGTCCTACTCGGCCTCGATGCACGGTATGGGCAACAACAGCGGCACCACCACGGCCCGCTACACCAAGCAGGGCACGTGGGTGCGCGCCGAGGGGCTGTTCGTGCCGAACCCCACCGCCGACCTCGGCCTCGGCACGCCGACGGTGGACCTGCCCTACCCGGTGAGCGCCTCGGCGGCCGGCCTGTCCGCCGGCACCGGCCGGTTCCTCGACGGCGCCGGCGTCAACCAGGTGCTGTGGCCGGTCGCCGACCCGGGCGCAACGCAGGTGAGCCTGTTCGGGATGAACAGCTCCCGGCAGTACACCGCGCCAGGCGCGGCCGGCTACAGCTGGAACAACTCATCCAAGCTCGAATGGCGGTTCGAGTACGAGGCATCCTCGTGACCGGCCAGTACAGCTACCTGGTGGCGGACCTGCGATCCAACCTCATCCTCGGCGAGCTGCCGCTCACCGGCGTGTCCTACACCAAGAAGCTGTGTGACGCGGGCAGCTTCAAGGCCACGCTCGACCTGTCCAAGGAGTTCACCGGCGACGTCTACGACCTCACCTCGCCGGCGCTGCGCGTGGTCTACGTGCTCCGCGGCGACACACCGCAGTTCGGCGGCATCATCTGGACCCGAAGCTACGACTCGTCCAAGCACACCGTCGACATCGCCGGCGCGGACTGGTGGTCCTACTTCAACCACCGCAAGGTGTTGCCGGTGCTGTCCGGCGCACAGAACACCGACAGCACGTACGTGGCCGGCCTGACCGTCGACTACGCCGGCGTCGAGCAGAACCAACTGGCGCGCGACCTGGTCGCGCTGGCGCAGTCGCACAGCGCCGGCGACATCATGGTCGACGTCGCATCGGACACCTCGACGTCCAACACGCCCCGCGATCGCACCTACTACGGGTACAAGCTCACCGGCACCGGCGACGCGCTCAAGGAGCTGATGAACGACCTCGGCGGGCCCGACATGATGTTCGACGTCGGGCCCACCGACGCCAACGGGCGGCCGCGGCGCATCCTCAAGCTGGGCACGCCGAACCTCGGCCAGCAGGGCAGCCCGCACGTGTTCGAGCAGGGCGGGAACGTCTACTCGTTCACGTGGCCATCCGACGGCACCCGCATGATCACGCGCATGTTCTCGACGACGGACGGCACCGCCGAGGGAACGCCGATCGCCGCGGCCGAGGACACCACGCTGTACACGTACTCGTGGCCGCTGTTGGAAGAATCCGACAGCTACTCGGGTGTCACCGACATGACGACGCTGTTCAGCCACGCGCAGGCCGACCAGCAGGTCAGCCGTCTGCCGGTCGTGCTGCCCACGTTGACGATCAACACCAACGTCGAGCCGACCCTCGACGAGATCGGCCTCGGCGACGACGCGCGGTTCGTGGTCCCGGTCGGGCACGAGTTCTTCAGTCGGGGCCTGGACACCAGGCTGCGGATCGTCGCCGAAGACGTGCAGATCCGCGACGAGGGCGGCGAGACGGCCAAACTCACCATGGGCCCACTTCTGTCCAATGTGTACTGAGGGGGCGTGATGGCACGCGTACACCAGCGCGCCGACCTGTTGACCGAGCTGGCTGATATCAAGCGCCGGCTCCGCGTGGTCGAGGGCACCAACGGTCTCAACTCCGCCAAGATCACGCAGGGCGGACTCACGATCGAGAATGACGCCTATTTCCAGATGATCAGCCCGGCCGGCGTGTTCATCGTCTACATCGGACCGGACGGGCTCGGCGGCCAGACACTCCAGATCCGCCGCGCGGATGGGACCTTGGTCCTGGACACGCAACGCGACGTCGCGAGCGGACACGACTTCTGGGCGTTCTGGGATCGGGCCGGCCACATCGTGCTGTCCGACGACGTGCAGGCCGGCAAGGGCCTGGCCAAACCGTGGTTGTCGGTCCCGATGAACCCGTTGTTTTCCATGACGGCCAACACTGTCTGGTCGTACATGAACCTGCCGGTGGCCAGCGTGACAACCGAGACCACGCTGTGGGAGGGCCGAATCCCGCTCGCCACGCACCCCAAGATCCAAGTGAACGGCATCTGGGGCACGGCATCGGGCAGCAACACCTCGACGTACAAGCTCTACGTCGACGGCACCGCCGTGGGCACCTGGTCCGAGACCGGCATCGACGCCGGCGTCAAGGGCCCGTTCGACATCACCAGCGTGTACGACCGCACCGACCTTGTTGTGCAGGTGCGGGTCACGGCGAGCGGGACCGGCAACGTCGCCTGCCACGTCCACAACATCGCCATGCGGCAGAGCTGACGCCGCACCATCCACAACAGACAGAGGGGGCGTCATGCCTGATTGGCCGCCTGCATTGGATATCGGACTGATCGTCAGCGCTCTTGCTGCCGTTGTGGCGGTCGTGCGCAAGGTCTGGCCGTTGATGAGGCGTATCAACCACTTCATCGACGATTGGTTCGGTGAGGGCGAGCGGCCCGGTGTCAAGGCGACGCCTGGTGTCGTGGCCAGGCTCGCGGCGATAGAGGAGCACGGCACCAAGGTCGACAGCCGCCTCGACCAGATCGAGGCCCAGTTCCGGCCCAACGGCGGTTCGACCTTGCGCGACGCGCTCGACCGAGTCGAGAACGCTGTCGTCGCCGAACCACCGACCGACCAGCACGGGAGGTGATCAGCGATGGCTCTGTTCGTGCACGACGTCAGCGACCACCAGCCGTCGTTCAACTTCGCCGCCGCGGTCGCCGCCGGCGCGGCCGCGTTCCTCGTCAAGGTGTCCGAGGGCGGCCGCGGTTCGTCGGGCGGCTGGTACTACCGCAACCCCGACCTCGGGTTGCAGCTCGGCCGCGCACAGGCCACCGGCGCGCTGGTCGTCGGCTACCACTACGTGCGCGGCACCGACTGGCTCGGCCAGGCCGACAACGTCGACGGCTGGGCGCCGGCCGGGCTGCCCATCGCGCTGGACGTCGAGGCCGGCGGCGACCTGGCCACCGCTGCGCGGATCGCCGCCGAGCTGCGCCGGCGCGGCCGGGTCGTCCCGCTGCTCTACTGCCCGCGCTGGTGGATCGCCAGCAACGGCGGCGAGGGCTACGACACCCGGCCGATCGCGCCGCTGTGGTCGAGCGCCTACCCGGTCGGCTACCGCTCCTCGGCCGCCGCCACCTACGCGGCCGCCGGCGGCGACGCCGGCAGCGGCTGGTCCCCGTATGGCCAGCAGACCCCGGTCCTGTGGCAGTTCGCCGACGACGTGCTCGCCGGCGGCTACCCGACCGACACCTCGGCCTGGCGCGGCACCCGGCAACAGCTGGCCGCCGCGCTCGGCCTCGCCCCACACCAGCAGCACGGAGAGGACGAGGACATGTACCGGTTCCTGGTCGACGAGGCCACCGACGACGGCGCCGGCGGGTTCACCCGCTGCGCCGAGCAGCTGCCGGACGGCACCCTGATCGGCACCACCTGGCCCGACATCGAGGCCAAGCTCGACGAGTTCCACAACAAGGGCTGGGCGCCGGCCGCCGTGCGCGGCGTGGCCACGTCGGTGTTCGACGACTACGAGCAGTGGTCGGATCGCAAGAAGGCCGCCGCCGACGCGCTCGTGAAGATCGCCGGCACGCTCGCCGCCGGCGGAAGCGCGCCGGTGCCGGGCGGTCCGGACGCCGCGGCGATCGAGGCCGCGGTCGAGTCGGGCGTCGAGGCCGGCCTCGACGGCGTCACCGCGACGTTCCACAAGGGAGGTGCGTCCGCATGAGGGACCAGCTCACCGCGTGGCTGCGCACGTGGGTCCCGGGCGTCTGGGGCTCGCTCATCGGCGTGCTGGTCGCGCACGGCCTGCTGCCGGCCGAGCTCGTCGACCAGGCGAACGCCCTGTCGGCCGTGGTGATCGTCATCGCCGCCGGCCTCGGCGTCGCCGCCTACAAGTACGTCGTCGGCCTCGCCGAGCCGTACCTGCCGACGTGGCTGGCGCGGATCCTGCTCGGCTCGGCGCTGACGCCGACCTACCTCCGCCGCCGATAGCCCGGCACGACCGACAAGGCCCCCGCGCTCATCGAGCGCGGGGGCCTTTCGTCGTGTCCGAGGTCAGTCGGCCACCGTGCACCGCAAGGTCGGCGGCGTCATCGGCGGGGCCTCACCGCGCTTGGTCATGCAGGCCAGCACCGCCACGTCGGGCAGCTCGATGATCAGCTCGCCGGCGGCCGCCGTCTTGTGGACGCCGAGCGCGTCAGCGACCTGCCGGTGCGTGACCTCGGCATCCGCCCTGAGCGCGTGCTCGTCCCATGCCGAGTCGAGGCGTGGCACCTCCGGTGTGGACTCTTCGGTGTAGAACACGGCGCGCACGCGCATGGTCGTTCTCCTCTACTCGTCGTTCGCAGGGCGGAGCGGCGCGCTGTCGGCCGGCCGAGGCTCGAGCAATACATCGCACACAATGTTGTAGCGCGCGATGGGTTCCTCGAGCTCCGCCGGCATACCCAGCTCGCACTGCCAGCAGGTACACCGCCAGTCGTGGGCACAAACCATGTCAGCCGGTCACCCCTTCTTGCCCCACAGCTGGGAGCACCAAGAGCGGACGCGGCTCCATCGGTGCGCCCGGCTGGCCCGGCCGGGGAACGATGCTGATCTGGCCGAGCACGCCGGCGACGGTGCCCTCTGCGAGCCACACGAGCTCGTGTTCCTCGCCAGCGTCGTCGAGGACCCTCAAGCGGGCCGCGAAGGCGTCATCCGGCGCGTTCACCACCAACGCGTTCAGCCAGGGACCGCCGAGCCACTGTTCGCCGGTCAGCTGGCCCGAGCCGTACTGCCACCGCCAGCCATCCAGCCGGTGCAGCTCGTCAAGCTCGGGCCAGCGCGCGATGGCGAGGTCGAGCGGCGAGGTCAGGTCCATGACGCACCTGCCGGATGGGTCACGGTGACGGCGAGGTTATCGGGGTCACCCGCCGCCACCGTGTGCTGAGGGCGTCCCTGCCCGGCGAGGTAGGCAGGCAGGGACGCCGTGTTGGCCCCGGCAGGGGTGAGGGAGGAACAAACGGTGCCGGGGCGGACATCGAGGCCGACGGCGGCGCGCTCTCCGGGGATGGAGAGCGCCGCCGTCGGTGCTGAGACCCCGACCGACTTCCGGCGGTTGCCGGCGGCGGCGCCGGCCGGGGCTCCCCCGGCGCGACGCGGCGTCAGGGGCTTGCAAGGAGAGATGGTGTGCCCCCCAGGCTGACGCGCGTTGCCGGCGACCCGCCGGTCAGCTGTACGCGCTGTTGCACCCATTCGGTCCAAGTTCAGCCGCCGGAAGGCTAGGTCTTTCGGGGGCGACTTATGCGGGGCTACCGGGACAACCATCCCAATGGCGTAGTGGTCCATACCAACCTCCCCTCACGAGACAGAAGCCCTGACCGGTGATCGGAGGGTTCCCCCTGCCCGGCGGTCCGCTCGGTCAGTCAGGGCCCCAGCCTGCCGCGTTCCGAGAATAGAGTCGAGAATATTCCGAATATCCTTACATGAATTCACCCGATTGGGCTCATGCTCACCACTACTCTCGTTCGGTTCCATGGACAGGCACTTCGGGCCAACCGGCCCAATAGAGAACGGAGCGTTTCCAATGGAACAGAACCTCGGTGAGCTGGAGTTTCTTGGCACCAGCTCGACCAACGGCGAGTGCCCGCGGGTGTTCCGCACCGCCGGCGGCGACCTCCTCGTGCAGGGCTACCGCGTGACCGACCAGGCGGCGCTCAAGCAGCTGGCCGAGTCATACGGCGGCCTGCCGGACGGCGAGACGGCCGTCGTGATCCCGGCGAGCCTGGCGCAGTTCTTCCCGCGGTCGTGACGCCGCAGTCGGTCCTGGCCGAGCAGTTCGCCACGTTCGACCACTCGGCATGGCGGCTGGAAACCCGAGACAGCTACCACGTGGCCGCGGAGCAGCCGTCGCTGACGAGGTTCCTGGCCACGGGCGAGCTGGACCTCGACTACAGCCAGGCGTGGTTCACCTCGGTCCGGGCCGCGACCGCGGCCGGCAAGCACTACGGCCGCGTGCGGATCTACACCGAGCCGCTGACCGACTACCTGCGGTTCGAGTTCGCCGTCGCCCCGTTCAACATCGAGGCCGGCGAGGACATCCGCGTGATGTCCCCGTCGACCGCGAGGTCGCTCGGCCTGCCTGACTACGACTTCTGGCTGTTCGACGACAAGCGGGTCGCGAGGATGCGGTTCGAGCCGGCCGGCCTCGCTGCGGTGGATGTGGTCACCGATCCGGATACCGTGTCCCAGCACTGCGCGTGGCGGGACCTCGCGTGGCAGCACGCGGCCCGGTTCGAGACCTACAGCACCAGCCCACCGTGACGGGGAGAGCGTGACCAGTTTCGACGAACGACGGCAGGACTTCGGCCGTGCCTTGCGACGTCTCCGCGAGGCCACCGACATGACCGGGGTGGAGTTCGCCCAGGCGCTCGGCGAGGGCTGGAAGCAGTCGAAGGTCTCGAAGCTGGAGCTCGGCAACCAGACGGCCACCGAGGACGACGTCCGCGCATGGTGCAGGGCAGCGCAGGCGCCGGCCTCGGTGGTCGCCGACTTGGTCAACCAGGCCCGCGAGCTGCAAGCCGCCCATGTCGTGTGGCGTCGCCGGCTGCGGCACGGCCACCGCGAGCGCCAGGCGGAGAGTCTGGCTACCGATGACGCGGCGACCAGGATCCGCACGTTCGAGTTCGGCACCGTGCCCGGCCTCGTCCAGGTGTGGGAGTACGCGTGGCAGGTCTTCACCAACCATGCCGAGCTGCTCGGCGTGCGCAAGGACGCGGACGCCTCGGCGTCCCTGCGTGTCAACCGGCAACAGATCCTGTACCAGCCCGGCAAGCAGATCGAGGTCCTGGTCGGTGAGGCAGGTCTCCGGAACCCGGTGGCTGCCCCGTCCGTGATGGTCGCCCAGATCGACCGCCTGATCGCCGTCACCGGCCTGCCCACCGTGCGGTTCGGCGTGATCCCCATTGGCGCTCAGCTGCCCTACGTGCCGGTCAACGGCTTCACGATCAAATCGGGCGCCGCCGGCGAGACGGTGTTCGTCGAGCAGTACACCGATGAGCACCGCATCACCGACCCGGCCGAGGTCGCCATCTACCACAAGATCACGGACGCTCTGTGGAACGTCGCGGTCACGGGCGACGCCGCCCGGTCGGTGCTGTTGCGCGTGTCCGAGGACTACAAGGCGGCGTAGACACGACTGCGGCCCGCCGTGAGCACGGCGGGCCGCAGGATGGGGCCGGTTCAGGCGGTGCCCGTGAAGTAGACGTTCTGGCCGCCGCCGAGCGCGCCGACCTGGACCGTGAACTCGCCCTTGGCTGCCGGCAGGCCGAACGCGACGCGCCACGTCAAGGTTTTCCCGGGCGCGATGGATGCCGTCGGCGAGCCGACGCCGTTGGCGGAGTCCTCGATTTCCTGGGCCTGCTGATCGCCAGCGGTGGCCTGCACGGTGATGACCATGGCGGGCACTGCGGCCGGCGCGTCGGGGGTGTTGGTGACGGACACGTCCACCACGACCGCGCGGGGCGTCTTGCCGCTGAGCGCGAAGGCCGAGCTACTTGGCTTGTAGTCGGACGGTGCCCCGATGCTGATCTTCATCTTGCCGGGCGGCTGCCAGGTCTGCCCGAATGCGAGCGGGTGGCCGGCGCTTCCGTCGGCCGCGGCCTGCGTGGGCGTGGCCGAGGTGGTCGTCGGCGACACAGGGCCAGCACCGGCGGTCGAGGAGCTCGGCGCACCGGTGCACGCGGCGAGTGTGCCCAGGACGAGCACGAGGGCACCGGCGGCGAGTGTGAATCTGGTGGTCATGACTGGCCCTTTCGCTGCTCGCCGGCCTGGTCGTTACTTCCTGCACCTCGTACGGCCTGCAAGAACTCCGGAAGCCAGAGGCGATGCAGCGCGACAGTCAGCACGGCGGCCGCGGCCCAGAACCACCAGCTCGACAGCACCGCCCAGATGGTCACGATCGGGGTCGTGAGGACCGTGTACAGCGGGTCGAGGATGTCCATGATGGCCGTCATCGGCTCACCGGCCCAGCAGCTGAACAGGCACGGGGGTCGGCGCGGCGGGATCGTCGGGCGTGATGGTGACGGCCGCGGCCGGCTCGCTGGGCCCGGAGGCCGGAGCCGGCGGGAAGAGGATGCCGCCGGCGCAGAGGTTGAGCGCAAGCACGGTGAACACCAGGAGCAGTCGGGCCGGGGTGGGCAGGTAGGCGTCCAGGACGGCCGTGAGGCGTCTGGAGCGGCTGTCGGGCATGATGGGGTCCCCTCGGGTCTGGCTGGCCGCCAGCGACGTCTCGGGGACCCGGATTACTGAAGGATATTGCAGCTCAAACGCTCAGCTGCGACCTGCACGAACCACCTTGCGTATGCCGCTTGAGGCGGTAGTAGTGGTCCACTATCCTGGCTTGCCCCGACTTGCCGCTAGGCCTCTGGCCAGCTGTTTTGTTGTTCAGCGGGGCAACGGTAGCTGCGCACGCCGCTCCTAGTCAAGATATTGGAGTTGCGCCGAGATCGGGCGTACGGTGCCCGTCATGCCCCCCGAAAGACCCGAGCCGTGGTACGCCGGCCTGGTGCCCGAGGAGCCCGAAGGGGTCGAGCCTTGGCACGATGAGTGGCCCCGTGAGACGGACCAGGATGAGCTGCTCGAAACCCTCGACGAGGTCGCCGAGGTCGCCAACCGCTCACGAAAGCAGCAGTCGAGGACCGCCACGCGAACCGCGTACGACCTCACGGCTGACGAGCTGGCGGACCTGCTCGACGACTGGGTGCTGCAACTGCGCGCGGACAACAAGAGCCAGCAGACGGTGTCCTCATACAAGCAAGGCGTGAGCCAATTTCTCTTGTGGGCCAAGGAGAACGAGCAGCCGCCGACACTCGATCGCAACACGGTCAACGAGTTCATGGTGTCCATGAAGGACAGAGGCCTCAAGGCAACCACCATGACTGCCCGGCAGCTCGCCGTCCGCCAGTTCACCGCATGGCTAGAGCAAGAGAAGGAGATCGTCGACAACCTCCTGATCGGCCTCAAAGCTCCGAAGATCGACGAGCAGCCGCTAGAACCGCTCACCGACGAGGAGCTGAAGGCCCTTTTCGAGGCGTGCCAAGGCGAATCGTTCATCGACAAGCGGGATGAGGCGCTGGCACGGTTCATGGCCGAGACGTTCGCTCGGGCCAACGACACGCTCAGCATGACCATGCCGAATACCAATCTCAAGGCCGGTGAGGCGGTCCTGATCGGCAAGGGGCACAAGCCGCGGCTCGTCGCCTGGGGACCCCAGACCGGCGTGTGTATGGCCCGCTACGCCAGGGCTCGCAAACTTCACCGGCTCGCAACGGAAACCGACAAGTTCTGGCTCGGCGGGAATGGTCGGAACTTCGGCTACGGCGCGCTGTACTACACCCTCGACCGACGCGCCGAGGTCGCCGGCATCGAGGGCTTCCACCCGCACCGGTTGCGCGCCACGGGCGCGACGCGCTGGCTAGATCGAGGCGGCAGCGAGTCGGGCCTACGCGCTGCTGCCGGCTGGGCGAGTATGCGAATGGTTGGCCGGTACACGAAGTTCACCAGCCAGAGGCGCGCGGCGGCGGAGAGCCGGCGGCTGAACCTGGGCGACATCTAGGCGGAGGCCGGGCCCGATCTACAGGAAGATCGGGCCCGGCCTCCCGCGTCGTGCGCGCTCACCGAACGAGACGGAAACCACCCTGCTCGTCGGTACTGCCCATCGCCTCGACGATCTCCTGCGCCCGAGCCCGCTTCACGGCCCGGTCGCGAAGGGCGGCGTTGGCGAACACAACCCAGGCCACCATGCCGATCCGCCCCGCCAGGTCCATCACGTACTGCAACCAGTCGGCCGGGTTCGCCGTCAGCTCGAACAGGACGATGTACCCGTAGACGAACGTGCAGACGATCGCGGCGAACAGCATCCACCCCTTGAGAGACACACGCTCTCCCTCCCCGATTGAGCTGCCCCGCCGAAGCAGCGTTGACGTCAGTTGAATCGTCAAAGGGTTGACGCTGCGTTAGCTGTTTAGGCCAGTTGATCGAGGTATGCGTCATACACCACCCGATCGGCCTATCCAGTTGCCCGGCCGCCTTGATCAGTTGCCCGTTCATCCCTGGTCGAGCGCTGAAGTTCGATCGCACGTCTGAGGAACTTGTCCGCCTCATCGGGGCCGAGGGTCTCCTCGATGAACTGCCGCGTTGCGGCGATCTGCTCCGGCGTGGCGTTCGCGATGCTGGCCCGTGTTGCCCGAGCCGCGGCGCCGGCCGTCTGCCGCCCATCGAGCGGCGTCGGCTCGCCGCCGGCGAGGATGCGCCGGACGCTGTCACTGCCCCATCGCAGTCCGCGCTCAATCGCGACGATGTTGTCGTTCGTGAGCGTTGCCCCTCGGCGCACGCGTCGAAGCGTGGCCACCGATGTGCCGCCGGCGGCCGCAACGTCGTCCCAGTTCATCCCCAGTTCGGCGCGTCGCCGGTCCATGTATTCGGCCAGCCTGCGCCAGTCCCCCGACTCCGTAGGCATGTCCCCTCCGCTGCTCAGTGTGAGCGTTCGTTTACGCAGATTAACGCAGATTCTCGCTCGTGACCACCTTGTGACGTTTGATTAGCGTGAGTGGT